CTCTTACTCATCAGGAAACCATTTCCGGAGTTGAGGGCAAAAGATTCATAGACGCGATGGTCACTAAAACATCAATAGGTTACCCCATTGGGGGACCGAAGTCCAATCACATGTTTGATCTAGAACCAACGGACAGCCATCACTGTCCTCGGGAATTCACCCCAGAAATTTTAGCTGAAATTGAGCGCGTAACTGCCCTCATAGATGCTGGTGAACATCCCAATTTGATCTTCGGTGCATCTCTCAAAGATGAACCAACAAAAAGGACTAAAGACAAGGTAAGAGTATTTCAAGCAGCACCACTGGCGCTGCAGTATTTGATTCGGATGTACTTTTTGCCTGTCGCACGGTTTTTGTCATTACATCCCTTAATTTCTGAATGTGCAGTAGGGATCAACGCTCATGGCCCGGAGTGGGATGAATTATCTCGTTTTATGGCCCAATTTGGTGACGACCGTATTATTGCTGGGGATTATTCCAAGTACGACTTGAGAATGCCCGCGCAGCTGACACTCGCAGCTTTTTCCGTTATGATACGGATTGCGAAGTGGTCAGGAAATTATACCGCCAAGGATATTCAACGTATGAACGTTTTGGCGCACGAAGTGTGCACTCCTTTGGTTGCTTACAATGGCACCCTGATCCGATTTTTGGGAACAAATCCCTCTGGTCAGAACATGACGGTATATATTAACAGCATCGTCAACTCTATTTTACATAGGCTCGCATTTTTTGATGCCTATCCCAAGTCGCAAATGGTTGCGATTGGAAAAGAGTTGGGCCTGGGAAGACCAGCCAACGCTAGAGACCTTATGGCTCTCGAAACGTATGGCGATGATGCTTATGGTTCAGTGAGGAGAGGGTACGATAGGTTCAACCACGTACAAATGGCTAATTACTTAGCGGACCATGACATGAAATTCACAATGCCGGACAAAGAGTCGGCACCCATCCCATTCCTAAACCGTTATGACGCAGATTTTTTGAAGCGCAAGAATAGGTATTCGGAAGAGTTGGGACATTACGTTGGAATGTTGGAAGAGGAATCAATTTTCAAGTCTCTCCACAGTATCCTCAGATCCAAGCAAGTGACACCCCTGGAGGTGTGTACGCAAAACGTAGATGGCGCGTTGCGTGAATGGTTTTTTCACGGACGCGAGGTGTTCGAGCACAGGCGCGCACAGATGCAGCAAATTGCTGCTGAGTGTGAGCTGCCCTGCAGGACACTCGATCAGGACTATGATTCCCGTGCAGAGGAATGGAAGTTGAAATATAAACCCCAAGCGGGTAAGAGATTTGATCAAGATGCTTGGTGCAATAAGATG